CGCCATGTCCGACGCCGTGGTCTCGCTGTTGTCCGAGACGAAGTACGCCGTGTTGCCGCTCACCCGGCGAGGCACGTACAGCGTGTTGCTCGACATCGGGATGACGTTGGCCTGCTGGGGGATCGACGAAAAGTCGTCCACCAAGCGGATCAGGGTCGACGCAAACGTCTCGGGGATGAGAACGCCGCCCTTGTTGTTGTCGTTGCTCGACAGGGCACGCTCTTCGACGTTCCGCTCGTACCACGCCCGGTCTTCGGTGCGGTTGAGCAGGTAGCCACGAATCCAACGGCCGCAGATCTCGGCGTCATCAGACGAGCCGAAGACCTTGTAGCGGTCGTAACGCTTGGCCTTCTTCGCCACCGGGGCTTCGGGCGTCTCGACAGCAACCGGCTTGGCGGTGGCGGCAACCTTGCTGCGGAGGCTGGCGATCTTCTCGGCAATCGCGGTCTCCTGGGCAAGCCGCTGCTCGAGCTCAACCGCCTCGGCGGAAAGCTTCTCGACATCGGCCGCCTGGGCCTCAGTGCGATCCTCGACCTTGGCGAGGTCATCGAGCATGGCAGCCACAGCGGCGGCCCGGTCCTGAAGCTTGGTGATCGAAGCGGCCATCCGTGGCTCTCCCGTATCGGGTGACAGATCCATGTCTGTCGTTCACGCTACAGGACCGATGGCCCAAAGCCGTCAGGCTTGTTTGTACGGTACAAAAGACCGACGCCAAATATGGTCGGCCGGCACGATGGCCTTGGCCTTGTACTCGCAAGCCTGGCACTCGAGATACCGCACCTGCCGGTCCTCGCTCAGCGGATGGCTGGACCGTGTGCGGATGCGTCCCTTGCCGCATTTGGGGCAGGGATCACCGGGCTTTGCCACGCATGAAGCTCCTGAGACGAGCGGCCCTCAGCCGCATGGACGCCGCCGCGATGTCGGGACCGACTTCGTGTGGCGTCGTCTCAGGTGTACCTTGGCCAGCAAGCCAAGCCTGGAACGAACGCATGGCCACAGATACAGACGTGCTCGGGTAGGCCGGCTGCACGACCGGACCTAGTTCGTACATGGTGGCGGCCCGGATCTCGCGGATCGCCCGGCCGTTTTCGTCGGTGGTGAAGCCTTCGCCGCCCTTGTCCACGCTGAACGTGAAAGAGGCACCCTTCACGTCGCGCCGCTGCACGAGCTCCATGATGTCGGCTCGGCTGGCCGGCGGCGTCACCTCAAAGCCCACGCCCTTCTCGTCCGACCACACCTTAAGCGTGCCAGAGGACTCACGGCCCAGCAGGATGTCGGGGTTGTGGTTGTAGTAGCTGACCAAGTCCGCACGCCCCCGCTGGCGGTTCAGCAAAGCGTCAAACGCTCCAGGCATGATCCGCTCGCGGAAACCGCCGAGGTCAACGCTAAGGCGGTTGTAGACCACGGCGTAACCCTTGATCACGGCCCTGCCATCGGCCCGCTCCTCGACCACGATCTCGTCGTCGGTCTCAAAGGCAACGTCGCGACGTTCAATCATGCCTTCCATGGCATTGCTCCTGTCTTGCTCGCGGTCCAGTTCTGCCACCTTGCGTTCAGACCAAGCTCGCGCCGGGTCTCCACCCCACAGCATCCACGCTACGAAGCCGGGTGTCTCAGCACCAGCATCGTCCCAGCCGGGCCGCTTGTCCGACTCGTGCCTCGGGAACCAAGCAGCCATTTCACGGACGTGGTCCTCGGTCAGCTCCTGCCGCTCGGCAATGATGTTGGCCCGGCGTACTGTCTCGGGCTTGAGGCCGTCGCCGCTCTTGCCATCTTCGTGAAGCCGCAGCCCACGCTTAGCAGCGTTGGCCATGGCCTCAGTGGGAGTTAGGTCAGCCATTACCAGTGCCGCCTGCCTCGAGGTCGTCGATCTTTGTCAGCGTTGAGAACTTGTGGCCTACCAGCGTGTCGGTTGCCTTCCACCCATCCGCCAACTCGCGGTAGACGCGAATCAGTGCAGCCGGGTCGTCTTCAGTGCCGGTAATCGTGAACGAGGAATCCGGGACGTTGATTTCGCCGTCTCGCACGATGCGTGTGATGCGACCCCGTCCGCGACCATCGCCAGAGCCCCAAGAAACAAAGTCGCCAACTTTCAGAGCATCCGGCGCAGCACGAGTCGCACTCTGCGTTACGACCAGCGGGGCAGCGTTGGTCTCAATCTCTGGCTCTGGGGTTGCCTCAGCCACCGGCTCGGGCTTCGGCTGCTCGGGCATCGGCCCCATGTTTTCCTTGCGGCGGACTTCCTCGGGCGTGATCCACCCGTTGCGGATGCCTACCTCGTACGCCTGGTAGCGGGTCGTGATGTCGCTCCGCAGAAGCCCCTCAACCAAGAACTCAGCGTACAGGTCGTCTTCGTCGGCCAGCAGGTCACGCTCAATCGCACCCTCGATGCGACGTAGCCACGGCTGAATCGTGAACTTCTCGAAGCTGGTCATCTCGCTGGCCAGGTTGCCCCACGTGGCCCGGCCCAGCTCCTGCACCATGTGCGGCGGCATCCGCCAGACACGGCACACGGCCAGCAGGGCCTGCAGCCACAGCTCGGCCAGTTGGCTCTCTTGGTTGGTCGCACTGATGGTGTCGGCCTTCAGCCCGTTGCTCAGGATCGCCGTCTCGCCCGCCCGGCTCGGCCCCTTGTGACGGCTGTTCCATTGCTCCCGCAGCTGCTCCCGCACCTCGCGGGGAAGGGCTTGGTCGGTGTGCAGGATGACGCCCGGCTGGGCGTTGTTCTTGTAGAACGTCGCGGCGTACTGCTCGAGCGACCGAGCCAGGCTGATGGCGTCCTTGCCGATGTCGGTTGGCACCTCGCCATGAACGCCGTCGAACGACAGCCACCGGACGTGCATGATCTGGTCGTCACGGTAGATGGTCTGCCGGCCGCTCATCGGGTCGCGGTAGAGGTACGTCAGCCGGTCGTTGCTTTCCTTCTCCACTTCCATGAACCCGGCATGCAGCGGGTGCAGTTCCTCGAGGAACCCGCGAGCCCCTCGGACTTTGAGCTGGTAGGAGTTGCCGTAGAACCCAAGGTGCAGGCACAGCTGCTCCACCCACTCGTACCGGGTCTGCCATGAGTTGGGCCGCCTTGCCAGCACCCGATACAACGGGTTGGTGGTGGCCCGCTCGACCTGGTCGTCGTTGACGCGGCGGTACAGATGCAGCGGCAGGCTCGCAACGGTCTCGGCCACGATCCTGGCACACGCCATCCAGACGCCGGTTTTCATGGCCAGCTCAGGCGTGACGCGCTCGCCTTGGTGGGCCGACAGGGCGACCAAGTCATCCCAGCGGCTCATGCGGGTCTCAAGCCACTTGATCTCAGGCGTTGCCGTCTCAGTGCTCATTCATCACCAGAAGGAGATTTCGGGCATGCTCGTCGGCTGCTGTTGCTCGCCCATGTGGATGCCGCACGCCATCGCCAAGGCCACCGCCGAGTCAATCCGCTCCGTACTCTTGGCCTTGGACAGCTTCACATTACCGGCAGGGTCCATCTGCACGGCGGCATTGCCTAGTTGCCAGCCTAGCAACCGATTGCCAGCCAATCGCAGTTTGCCGTCAACGATGCGGGCCTCGAGGGCCTTGGTCGGGCTGCTCATTGAGGCAAAGCCCTGGCCGAACATGACCACCGGCAGCCCTTCGCCAGCGAGCTCCTGGGCGAGCATGGTCGCGTTCCATCGGTCGATGCCAAGCCCACGGCAGCGGTGCTTGTCACAGAAGGCCATGATGTCCCGCTTGATGATGCCGTAGTCGGTGCTTCGGCCGTCCGTGATCGTCAGCCATCCGTCACGCTGCCATTGGCTGTAGGGCACCCGGTCCTCCCGCTCGCGCTTGTCGGCGTTCTCGCCGGGAATCCAGGCGTGGGCGTACACGTCCACGTACCCGTCATCGGCCGGGAACCACGCCACGAAGGCTGTGGTGTCAAACGTGGAAGCCAAGTCCAGCCCGGCCCAGAAGTCCCGGCCCTCAATCGGCTCGGGCGGCCCGGCCATGCACGCCTCAATCTGGTCAGGCCGCACCCACCGCACCTCTGTAGTCGTTGGCACGTTCAGCCGATACCGCAGGAAGGATGAGAGCTTGGTGGCAGAGTTGGCCGCCTCACGCACGTCGGCCGCAAAGGACTCCTCGCTGATCGTCTCACCCAGGCTCGGATTTGCCTTGTGCCAAATCTTGGGGCTCTTCCAATCATCCTCCCGGTCGGCTGCGTAGATGCAGCCGAAGAACGACGGGTCAAAGGTCTGGTCGGCGATGCACCGCGTCGCATAGTCATGTTGCTCGTACCAGAGATGCGTCTTGTTGAACTCGCCGGCGGTCGTGATGCTCAGCACCAGCGGCTGCCGCCGAGCCGCGCCGCCGTACCGCAAGGCATCCCACAACCGGCGGTCGCCACGCTGAGCGTGCAGCTCGTCAAAGAGCAGGCAGTGGATGTTAAGCCCCTCGGCCCGGAACGCATCGGCCGAGAGCACCCGATAGAACGAGTTGCTCGCCCGGTGGATGATGCTCTTGCGGCTGTCCACCACCTCGAGCACCTTGCTCAGGGCCGGCGACGACCGGACCATCGACGCCGCCTCACGGTAGATGATGCCTGCTTGTTCACGGTCGCTGGCCGCACCGTAGATCTCGGCCCCCATTTCCCCGTCTGCCAAGAGCACGTACAGGCTGATCCCGGCCAGAAGCGTGCTCTTGCCGTTCTTCTTCGGGATCTCGACGTACGCCTGGCGGTACTGCCGCGTGCCGTCTGGCTTGCACCGGCCGAAGATCTCACCCAGCACGTACTTCTGCCACGGCAACAACAGGAACGGCTGCCCGGCTTGGCCGCCCTTGGAGTGCTTTAGCACGGTCTCAAAGAACGAGTAGACCCGCTCGACCTTGGCCTGGTCGACGCCCTCACCCGTGGGCGGTGAAGAACGCTTCGAGCTCGTCTTTTTGGACTTCG